AGTAGGCTGGCTCCATTCTTTAAGTATCCAACTACTGCTATTCTTTTTATCTTCACCGCCTACGCCAAACACAAACTCTACATCATTGTATATCATTTCTGGAATGTTGTCTTTGGTTCTATCACCGCCGTTAGCAAATATAACTTTCGTTTGACTGCCTACTGTAGACAGCACTCTAAATATTGCAGCACAGGCAGTATCGTCATCGTCATCGAACCCAATGACTTCATTTACACAATCTAATTCTTTAATAATTGCACAACGTTCTTCAAAGGGCATAAATGCTTTGCCCTTTTTACGTTCAAGCCAAGCATCGCTATTAACACCTACTACAAGGTGATCACCTAACGCTCGTGCTGCTTTGAAATATTCAATATGTCCTGAGTGCAGTGGATCAAATCCACCTGTAACCAATACTACCTTCATAAGGTATTTATATGCTACTATTATGATTGTTTGATTGTTTTGATATACTCTTCAAATCTGCAAGTTTCAAACTCTACATTGTTTTTGACATACCAAGTTTCATATAATTTTGTTTTATCTGTCAACAAGTATACATCTGATACAGCAACCCTGTAACCTTTTTTTACAAGATACCTATCTACATTTTCACGTATATCTTTTTTTGCAGCATACAAATCATGTTCAAATGTTATGCATTCAAATTCAACACCTGAATTAATTACTGATTGTAATGCAGAGAATGTTGCAGTAGCTGGTTCTATATCGCAACTTAGATAACCAATTTGATTTGTTATACCTGTTTCTTGTATTGCTTTTTTATAATCAAAATTTATAGCATCTGCAAAATATATAGGATTTTTTCTATTGCTGTTTTTCCAACTATCTTTCCATTTTTTAGAAAATTCAATACTAAATCCTTTGTAATTGTTTTGTTCTAAAAGATATGTATTATTTCTTTTGACAGGACGATTTGCTCCTATTTCTATATAGGTTTTATTTTTGCAAACTTGTAATGCAAATAAATCTTGATATGACTGACTATGTGTCATCACGCATACCATTAAAAACAGTAGTTTTGAATTTTTTATTATCTTCTTCTACACTGTTTAATAATGTATAATCTAAATTTAATTTTTTAAATAAATGATTAATAGCAGAAACATCTTTAGGTAAACACATTCCACCATAACCTCTCAAATTATCAGTCACATCTAAATACATATCTTTTGCTTTGCCAGTTTTAATATAAGCATCTTTTACAACAGTATAATCTGTATTATATTTTTCACACAATTCATACATAATATTTGCAAATGTAATGCGTAATGCTGCATAAAGATTATTATAATATTTTAATATTTCGGCTTCTGTTGGTGTTAAATGAATAACATTTTTTGGAAGTGTGCCGTGTGCTTCTACCACTTTTCTAAATGTCAAAACACAGTCTGTTCCTACTGCTAATAATTCATGATTGTTTATAAAATCATCACTAGCACAACGTTCTCTTAAAAACTCTGGAACAAAGCACAAGTTCATTCTTTTATATTTTGCTATTATGTTTTTTGTAAATCCTGGTTCTACAGTGCTACGAATTGCAACTATACCTTTGTAATTAAATAAATTTAATTCTCTAATTATATTTTCTATTATAGTTGTATTGCAGCTACCGTTATCTGCTTTTGGTGTAGGCACACATACAAAAATTATTTCTGCTGGAAATACATCCTGAATGTTTGTGTTAAATTTAATATCATGTATTAACACTTCATGTCCTACATGTTCAAACCCTTCTTTGTTTGCTGTGCCTACAGCACCTAATCCTATAATACCTATCTTCATATTAAACTTTCAACTGTTTTTCTTAACCCAGTTTCTAAAGATGTATAATTGTTAAAATCGGTTAACATTTGTACAAGTGTTGTATCAGGACATCTACGCTTTGCACTGCCTGCAGGACCTGGGTGTATTTCTAAACGTTCAGGATTGATGCCCATTATACCCATTATAAGTTTTGCAACTACACTAATTTTAACTTCTTGATCATTACCGATATGAACTGTTTTATTTGAAGTAGATTTTACTAATCTATGGGTCATTTCAATTGCATCATCTACATAACAAAAACTTCTAGTGTCGTCGCCTTTAATATAATACTCGCCACGTTTACATCGTTCTACAAATTCGCTTATAAAATGATCAATTTGTCCAGGACCGTATATATTGAAGTAACGTATAATCAAATAATCTAAGCCACTATTTGCAACTAGGTTTTCGCCGAGAGCTTTCGGAATGCTATAACTCCATCTTGGATTCGTAATGTTGTTAAACATAACCGGTACTTGCTCATCAGTTGGAATATGGTAATAACCCGCATCTATTGCTCCATTAAATATTTCACAGGTGCTTGCAAATATAAATTTTGTATGTGTATTTCTATATCTTTCGATTAAATTAATTGTTGGTAACGTGTTGTTGATTAAAACGTTTGTAGGTTGCTCGTAAAATAATTTCGTTCCATTAGTTGCAGCAAGGTGAATTACAACATCATATTCGGGCAGCAGTTGTGTAGTATTTTTATCTGCTAAATCTTCACCACGTATTTTTTTATCATACGGAACAACATACGAATTTTGATTTTGTAAATATTTGTAATAATGACTGCCTATAAAGCCATGTGATCCTGTAATTAAATACTTTTCCATGAAATTTTTGATTCGCCTTTATTATGACGCATTTTACCTTTAAATACTTTATTAAAGTGACTTTTATCAATACCATTAGCAAGATTATGTCCAATTATATCATCGTTTACTTCAAATTGTTTTCTGCATATATCAAACACATGACAATCTAAATGACCGCGTAAATTATAAATTGCATCTGTATCATAATACATCTTCCACATTTCAAAAAACTCTTTTGCAAAAGGATTTGTCATGTCGAATTGTAAATATCCTGTTTCGGTATATTTAGGTTCTCTTCCTAAATAGCTACAAAACGCACCTTGTGGCAAATTCCTTTTAAAAAATCTTGTAGACAATGGACTTAACACAACTGTATCAGCATCCAGCCATACTAACTGTTTTGTTGTGCAATTCATTGCAGCATGGCATATTGCATAGCTTTTATGTGAAAATCTCACAGCATCTTTAATAAAACCACGTTTTCCTGGTTTTAAAGGCTTGTGTCCGTTACGTGCTTTGAATTCTACCAAATCTGGACACACATCATTTAAGATTAAATTATGCCAATTTTCTTTTCTAAATTCTTGCGGTTGATCTGTATATATTACAACCTTTATACTAGGATCAGCAAAACGTTTTAATGTGCTTACAAAATGCTTTGCATAGTCTGCATAATTATTTGGACTATATGTAGTTATTACAGTTACACCCATACTATCCTCCAAATCCAAAGATATAATCTTTTCGCACATTACCTAATTCAACTGCTCCTAACACTTCTTTTAGATACGCACCTGCATTGTAGTCAGTGTCAGGATGCTGTTCACAAATTACAATTGGTTTGTATTTTAAAATAGTTTCGTGCGCACCTTGTAGCACTTGTAATTCATGTCTTTCGCAATCTATTTTTAACATACCAAACTTAGGTAAATTTAAATCGTCTAATTTTTTTATTTCTATAGTGCCTGAACCAATTTCTGTAATATGACTGTTGCCAGTATTTACAGGATCCCATTGCATTTCAACATTACCTTGTGTATTGCCTAATGCATAGCGATTTATTTCTACAGGTAATCCTTGCACATTTTTTTCTAAACATTCTAACACTTGTGGCATAGGTTCAAATGCTATAACTTTACTAAATTTTTTGGTTAATGGTTTTGCCCATAAGCCAACATTAGCGCCTACATCAATTGCAAGATCAAAATCTGTAACATACTTGTATGCTTCGTCTCTTACATCGTCTTGATATTGGGGTGGTCCACCGTTGTTCACTCTTTTGTTAATAAGACGTTCAAAATGATTGTCACTATCCGGCATCCAATAATCAAAAACTTTTTTCATAACGTAGCATCTTCCATTCCAGCAACTCTTAGCTTTACTATATTAGTTATCTGCCATTGCTTTTGATCCAATGCTTTTAAGACTCCTAACCACTTGTTGCGTAGTAATGCAAACTCGTTAATGATTTTTTCATAATCAACAACGTCTGCTTCACCGTCAACGTATTTTTCAACGTCACGGCTAGACAGAGCTCGTTGATAGTTTTCAAGATATTGTCTAAAAAATTTACTACGCAATCTGCGCAGTTCTATATTTAAGTATTCAAGTATTGCTTCAATTTCTTGAAGCTGATTAAATCGATGTTCAACAATACCAGGCATCTCAGAAGCTTGTTTTTCAACATTGCCTTTCAGCTTTACTTCTGTCTTTGCCTGGTTTATTTCATTTTCAAAATATTGTATAGCTGCCGGTATTTGATTTATATCTCGGCTAACCTGACTATACCATCCCATTAGTCATCCCATTCATCAATATAATCGTCATCCATTTCCAAGTAATATTGAATAGCAGCATCTAAGTGCTTATCAGTTCCTAGTAATTCTTGTAAACGTGTATCATCAACACCGTAGTCGATTAACATATCTACAAATTTTTCTGCTGCTAATTCAATATGTTTCTTGTCGAAATATTCCTTGAATAACATCCATATATCGGCAAAGAACTCGTCGTTCATTCTTCAGCAAACTCCTCGTTATGATCAATCACTGCTTCTTCGTCAGCGTTAGCGATATTTACCATTTGTTCTTCTTTTGCCGGTAAATCGGCCATGATCATTTCGAGTAGTTCACCTGTCCAATTCTTACGATATTCTAGTGTTTCATTTCCTTCGCTATCAATATACTTGTAGCGATTGCCTTGTTTTTCAAGCAGTCCTTTTGCTTCAAGCAAATCAAACATACCTGAATAT